AATCGGGCAGAGCGTTTGTGTAATCGGATGCGGCTGCTGGCTGTCCCAACGTAAAACGAGTGAGCATCGGGGGACACTCACTCGCCGTGGATTAGCGGAGAACCAAAACCGCACCACGTTTTTTAGAATGGTATATCATCATCTAGCTCTTGTGTAGATGTTTCTTGTGGCTCTGGCTTTGATTCCTCATCCTTTGGCTGCATCTCTGACACCTTGAGTGATAGATACTTGCGTCCGTCTTTCTCACCGCGCCATCCAGCAATACGCCAATCCTGATGTATGCCATCAAGAGGGCCAGAGTAATCTGGTTTGTTGTCATCATCTGTCTTGTCTTTGTTTTCAAACAGCACACCTACCTTTTGGTATACCTCAAGACGCTTTTCTCCTGCTTTGGTTTGAGCCGTAATGATAGCAACGTGACCATCCTCACCCATGATGTTTAGCTTGCCCTGCAAGATAAAGTTCTGTTCGGGCCAAGGCTTACCAGCTATGCCGGAGTTAGTGTTGTCATATTCAGTCATTGATCTGTCCCTTCTGTAGCTTGTACAAGCCACCATGTTTGCGATTGATAATGTATCCGTCAGCCCTAGCTAACTTGATGTAGGTTGTAACTGTTTGAGTAGACAAGTTTAGATACTTGCCAATCTCTTCTACAGTTCTATACCTACCCTTGATTGTAGTTAGAAACTTGCGTGGATATTTGTTTGATGTCTCAATCAGTTTCTTTGGTTTGGCTGGTGGTGGGGAAGCCAGCATAACCAGCTTCTCCAAATTGTTGTTGATCCTTTTGAGTTCATCCTCAATGGTTTGTAGCTGTTTCACGTGGAACATTACCATTCACCTCCACCGCTCTTATCACCACCTGTATCAGCGGTGTACTTGTTGCCATCATATTCACCAAGAAACACATCTGCATTGAACCCAAGATGTGACATAGCTTTTGTTAGGCCATCTGTAATAGCCATCTTAGGTGCATCCTCTGACATCCTGCTTTTCTTAGCGTCAAAGAACTTGCGGCATCCACTGAATGGGCCAAAGCAGTTTTCTTTAGTGCCTGTCCATATCATAACGTCAGCAATAACAGCAGTGTCACCATTGCTTACATCAACAAAGCGAGTTGTATTTGACCATCCCCAACCGTGACCAATTGGGCCAAACTCTTCTGTAGCTGACTTCACTTGGTACTGAGGATCAATAGCTGTAAATGAGCGTGATCCAAACGATACATTCTTGAGGAACTTGGGATCAGATTTTGATACCTTGTTCCATAGTTTTAGATTGTCTTTAGACATTCTGGTTCTCCTTTACTGTGACACGAAGTGATCCGCGCTTATCGCGTTTGATGGTGAGAAGGTCACAGTAAACTTCTCGCTCATCATCTCCGACCATAGCTTTGAGGTCAGCCTTGGCTGATTCAAATAGCTTGGCGTTTTGTTCTTGCTCAATGTAGTCATGGCATCTGCTAATAAACTCATTGTCAGATGACGCATCTCTGCGTGTCATGCCATCTACTTTGATCTTGTCTATGGATACAGGTGGTATCTCATCATCAGCAAAAGGGCGGGTGTCATCACGAACCAGCCTCCAAAATTCTTTGATGTGGACTTGCATTTTGTGAATGTAATCCCAATCAATTGAAACATAGACAGATTCCCATCTACGATTGCCAAAGATTACAGATAGATAACAGCCCTTGGCTTGATGTAACCACATGTAAAACTGTATCTGTGGCATATACATCTGCAAACATTGCTGCATGTTGTTGGCATCGTATGTGTGCTTGCACTCAATGATGTCATCAGTGAAAGTATTTTCAGATCCGCTGTTGTCCCAGATGTATCCATCTACAGTTCCTTTGAGCGGCACACCTTCCCAATTTATTTCAACGCAATGCTGTTGCTTTCTAACATTGCAACGATGCTGGTCAGCAAACCAATTGATATTGAACTGTTCTGTAAATACTCCAAGCTGCACAGGCAGCACATTGGATAGATCATCAGGCTCTGTCTTGCCTGTCTTTTCTTCCCACAGTGATGTCCAATCACCATTCATTATGCGGCGCATATCTGAGCCGCCTAGAAATCCTAGTCTGTTCATGTTGGTTCTCCTTTGTATTGATACTACTGCAACTGTGCAGTAAGTGCAACACGTTTCTTTAAAAGCGCATCCAGTAACAGGTTCCTGTTACGCACACGCCACTCGATGTGCTTGTATATTTCTGCGTATGAGGGCCAGAATGTTGACGACTCGACCACACGCTCAAGCGCATACTTCACAATATCTGCTGGATAATCTTGCAGCTTGATAGCTGTAGCTTTAATCCGCATTGCATGATCTTGAGAAGATTCGTTTGAAGGCTTCACTACAAGGGCTGCAACAGCGGTTAGCTGTTCCTCTAGCTGCTGTGCTGTAAATGGCGTCAGTGCCTTCTGAGCAGCGATTATGGCCCTATTCAAACCTTCTATGTCCTTTGTTGTTATCTCATAGCCTTTGACAATGATCTCAAGGCTGCTTTCAAGGAACCTAGTTCTGCTTATCTGCCGCACTGGAAAGCCCAGATAAGATTCCAGCGAAGTGACTAGCCTTTTGTCTGCCTCTGATGGACTGTTTATTGTTAGTAAACGATCCCGACCTTGATCCATCTGCTCTCCACTTAAAGGCGCGGCGACACCAGCCTCTGTAAGCGAGGTCAATGCTGACGAATCTGCTGCCTTTGCTGGCATGGTAACAACGGAACTGATCTGCTTCATACTCATGGTCCTGATCCTCTTCTAGCTTTTCATTGATCGACTTGCACAACTCCTCACTTGGACACCAATCTTCTGGCACCAATATCTTTTTGTTTACTGGAGGGTTAATTGATAGGTTAGTGTTGCTGTCTGCAACAGGTAACTTGCTGTCTGCAACAACCTCGTTGCTCTGTGCAACACTAGGAAATATTGTATAGATGGTAGACTTGCGGTATGAGCCACGCACTCTTGTAAGCAGCCCGTGATCCTCTAACCAATTGAGTTTCCTAGTAATTGTAGCCACACTCATTTGTGTGCGGTCAGATAGACGTGACAAACTAGGGAAACATTCGTGTGTATGTTCATCGGCATGGTCAGCAAGTACGACCATAAGCCACTTGGCATAGCAATCAGGGATGTCAGCTTTGATTGCCCTCGCCATCAGTAGAAACGACATGTTGGTTCTCCTTTAGTAATGGCGCAATCCTTTCAGCAAATACATCGCCATCAAATATTACAAGCGTTTTCGGTGAGCCTGTCTTGCGCTTGTAAAACAAAACATCTCTTACAACTGTAAATGGATTGGGAAAGTTTGACTTGTCGCGGTACTTTACTTCCACCACCAGTCGCTCTTGTCCGATTTCCCAGATGATGTCCCCGCTATATTCTCCTCCCAAGCTGCCGCTGAGAGGTTGCCTTTTCGCTTTGAACCCTTTTTCTTGGAGCCAGTTGACGAACCACCTTTCGTGGTAGTTGCCTTTGTTGCGATTTTTGTTTGCCATGATTCACCATCGTAACAATCTAAACATATCGTGTGATATGTTGCGGGTTCTATTGTAGCTAAAATGCACACAAAATAATTGGTGTGTGTATTGCAAGCATCACAATACTGCTTTCTTCCTAGCGTTAGTTTTTTTCTTGTGGACTTTGATCGTGAGGCCAAGTGCTTCTAACCAACAGCTAAACATGAAGCCAGATGGCACACGTTTATACTGCTCCCATTTGTGAACAAGTGATTTTGCACAGCCGATTTGATGGGCTAACTCTTCCTGAGACATACCGAGCTTGTGTCTATGTTGAACCAAGCTCAATATGATCTCTTGATATGTGTCAGGAACTACTGTCTCTTCTTTGAAGTGTTGAAAGTTTTTCAATCGACTGTTCCACACGGTTAGCTGTTTCATGCCGGAGATTGCGACCATGTATTGCACGGTAGTATGTAGAGTCGCGCACTCCAGCATGTACAAACGCCTTCTTTAGTGGGACGTTTGCGGTTGCAGATTTTTCTTTGAGTATGTCCAAGTAACTTTGCATGAACACATCATCTGCAACTACGCAGTATTTGTCAATCAGTCATAGTGCCAAAGAGTTGTTTCAACAATTGTTTCATGACGTTTGATGCTGCCATACTCATCATTAGGTATAACATCATCAGCAAAAGCATCATCTGGTATAGACTCAGATGCTTTGATCATTGCTTCTCGTTGTTCAGCTTTCATTCTGTTGTAAAATTTTTCAGATTCTGCATAGCTTGCCATCTGTGGATTAAGATAGCCTGTCTTGGATCTATGATATGCACCAGCCATTAGCTTACCTCTTCATTAGCTAAAGCAACCCATACAATTTCATTGCGGTTGCGTGAGTTTTTGATACGCCGACCGCTATCAATGACACGATCGGCACGAACAAGCTCAGTAATGCGTGGCTTCACAGAGTAAAGCCATTCATCAATACCTTCTGCAACTTGTTCACCTGTAGCCCCAACAGTGCCTTTGCTTTGTAGATACTGCAACACTTTGATGCGTAAGATAGGTGCTTTAGGTGCAATCTTTTGTGCTGCTTCAACCTCAGTATCAGCAGCATTTTTGTGGTGCATTTTATGCACTTCAACATCGAATAGATCATTCATGATTTGGTTCTCCTTTTGGCTTCCCATAGGTGACGTGTGATATCAATCTTGCCCTGCATAGATTGCCAATTACCAATTTGAAATGATGTTTCAACAGCATCATCCTCATCTGTAGCAAACACATGCTGATACACAGTGTAAGTTTTCATGTGATTGATATCATCGCCTTTGCAATTAGGACATGTGCCTTCGATCATTGAGTTAATGTATTGCTCCTCATCGAACTGCATTTCGCAAAAGCGACACTCATAATATTCTTCAAAGACTTTCTTAGCCTCTAACTCAGTATGGAATATGGTCATCAAGTGGCTCCATTGGATTTGCTTTCTCCCACGCAGCAACTGCACGTTGGATAAACTTATCTCTGTTGAACTTGGGATTTGTTGCAGCTAACTCGTCAGCCATCCTGTCTATTTGTGTAGGCCAACCCAATAGTGGAGCAACATTATCTGCAAGAAACTCATAGTGACGTTGTTGCATTAGTGACATTATTTTACCTCCTTGATTGGACGAAAGGATTGATCTTCGTTTGCATCACGATCAAGAACTTCTTGATAGGTTGCAGCAACACGATCAATGTTCCACTTGGCTGATTGTATTGAGTAATGAAACTGTGAATTTTCGTCAGATGCACGTTCAGTAAGCAAGTCAAGTATACGTTTGCACTCGTTGACTTGATTGATGAATGATATATTCATTTGATTCTCCTTGTTTGATTAGCGAGACGGCCCCCGCCTCTTGCCATATGCGGGGCCGAGGCGGGGACCGTCGAGCGATTAAACTCTGTGCCAGTTAGATTGCTTGAACACTTTAGCAAGTTGGTTCTCACGCAGCCGTTGAGTATTAGCTGGTGACTTAGACTCTTGAGTATGTGATGCCCAATATGTGCAAGCGTTGTATAACGCCCACTTGTTAGAGCCGAGAGCCTTCTTGTCTGCATACCAACATGACATCAGATTATCCAACATGCGTTCATTCCATTTGAATGTGCTTGTCTTGTTGGGTACACGACACATGCTGTGCTTGAAGAATGTCTCAGCCATCTCATCGTCAACATGCGTAGTCATCCATGATTTGTAGATATCTTTGGTAGTCATGAACGCATCAAGGCCAGCTTGTATTTTCTTTGAACTGCCCTCGACATTGACGTTGGTTGTATGCTTGGCCCATGTATTAGCTACAGTATCTGAGTGTGTGCAGCCATTGAGGCACCACAAACGCAAACCAAAAGCTGATTGTTGAAACGCCCAGCTACTGTCATATGAGTTGAAGAATTGAACACGGAACCTGACATAATCACCGACTGTTGGTTCGATGACCAGATCATTGAAGTCAACAGTGCCGCGCAGCTTTGCGCCGTTGTCGAACACTTCAATGTTTGTGTCGTAGTCATTAGATACTGCTGAGTTTTTAACAGCATCCATCACAGAGTTGACAACATCATCATGCTTGATGGCTTTGTATTTGGAGCCATGAACGCCAAGCACTTCATTGGTATCAGTACGCATGATCGCCCTAGCCATAGACTGAGGCACATCATACAGGTTGCAGTCACCATCCTTGCTTGCAATCAGGTTGACAGTTTCAACAGGAAACGACCAGTTATCTAAAGCTAGTGTGTTGTTTCCAATTACAGTTACTCCATCCATTTTGGTTCTCCTAAAAGTTTGAGTTGCGATGGGTTACGATTAGGCCCAGCCATTTGATGGTGAACCCGCGATCCGTGCGAAAGTAACGAGGCACGAAATAAAAATTCCTGTAAGATTTGATCCGCATTTTTATCCTCATTTCCTACTGCATACTTGCAGTATATAATAGTTAGTTGCAGGCTGCAACTTATATGTGATGACCTTGCGGTGTTGACGTTGATGATGAGCATAAAAAAAGCCCCGCAGCCGAAGCTGCGAGGCTGTTTCAGCCCTTTACGCTGACTTTGTGAAGAACGCTTCTGCTTGAGTTGCGTTCTGCTGTGACTTGGCATGTTCTTCTGGGAACAACTGCTGTGATGCTTGCTTGAAGTATGTAAGCATTTCCTCAGCCACTGCTTGCTGATCGTTGTTCCAATTCCAGTTGTTCTCCATCTGAACCAGTTGATCTGCATCGTAGTGTGCGTTGCCCTCGATGGTGCCATCTTTGTTGGCGATCATCTCTTGAGCGAGTTCGTTGATCTCCATCTTTTTCTTTTCTTTGAGATCAATTGACCACTTGAGATGATCGATGAACTTGCCAACATGATATTGAACTGATTGTCTTGTTACTCTATCCGTGAGGGTGTGGATAGAATTGGTGTCTTTGACGAATCCATTTACATTTGATTGCTTACCCATTTTAGTTCTCCTTGGTAACTGGCGAGGAACTGCCCTCGCCTTATGCTGCCCCCGAAGCCACTGACGAACAGCTTGCCGCGAGGACGCCCTGCAGGGCGGCTGAAGCGTCCAAGTAAAGGACAGCCACGGAAGAAGGAAGGGAACCAGCTATGCACCTCGTCTGCAGGGTGCGGCCTGCTCCTTTACTTGGATGGGCGACTGTGGCTCGGATAGGGCAGTTAGGCGAGGGTAGGGCCACGACAGATGCCTAGGAGAACTGGGTAAGCTAGCAAATGTGGATTCGGCAAAGGCAGCAAGGCTATTCACTCACTCACTCTGTTTAGTTGAGTTGTACTGTTTTGTGCGTTGACAAGCTGTCAGAGTGAGTGTGTAAATGGGGGGGGAACACAAGGGGGGGGCAAGTGAGGTTGAGTATGACTGATGTATCTAAGTTGACCGAGAAACAGACTGCTTTGGTGGATACGCTTGTAGCCGATGGATGTACCGTGCGTGAGGCTGCTGGCAAAGCCGGTTACGCAGAAGGCGAATCTGGTAGAGTCAGTGCCAGTAAGGCTTTGCGTCAGCCTCATGTGCAGCAGTACATGATGCAAAGAGTGACTGAGACGCTCGGTCTTAATGCTACCGTGGCTGCAAGCAAGCTGCTGAACCTAGCCAAAGGTGCCAAGTCTGAGTACGTCCAGCTAGAAGCGTCAAAGGATATACTGGATCGTGCTGGCTTCAAACCTGTAGAGCGGTCTATGCACTTACACGCTGGGGAAATTAAGGTGAGCATAGATCTGTCATAGGGGTAGGGGTTGAAAAACTGGCTTTGCCAGTAGTCACGGGGTCCATCACTCACATGATTAGCGAAAAAAGCTCGTTAAAGGATTTGATAGAGCGCAGTCCGTATCACAGTTGGTGGGGTGAGAAGGAGTACGAATTGTACGTTGCGTTACCGATTAGTTTAGGTCAGTGTTTGGTTTTAGATGATGGCTTTGTTAGTTGGGGTTTCCCTGACGATGATGCGGTAAAAAAATATTTAACTACCAAAAGGTTTGAGCCTGAGTGGTTTGATGGCGGTGGTGACGAACTTTGGATAGTTGATTTTATTTGTTTGGACGGAAAGGTTCTGTCTATGGTCAAGGAGCTTCGCAGGATGTTTGTTGGCATTGGTCATAGAGAGGCTTACTGGTTGAGGACTGAGGCTCATAAGCTGGGCTGGATTAAGATATAGGAGAGAATTATGGGATCAGGTGGCGGCGGCGGTGGAGATGGCGGCAGAGAAAGAGGTCGCACTCGCAAGCCTAAGAAGAGGGTAACTTCTAAGGCTAAGCCAAAGAACACTACGCCCTTTAAGGCTAAACCAAGGCCACCAGTTAACCCAGCTAAAGAAGCGCGGACTGGCAGGGTCCAGACTCCTGCTGGCTTTTCTGCTGGTGTTGCCAAGGCTAAGTTCAGAGGTCCAAGCCCATTAGATGTTAAGGCCACCTTTGGTGCTGTTGGGGATCTTAGCGCAGATCAAGTTGCCGCTAATGTTGCTGGTAGGCCCGGTCTTAATGTTAGCAACATGGGACAGCTAGCCACTAGGTCTAGGGTTGGTCAGTTACCAGCAGGTGATGTAATGATTCCTAGTGTTGGCAGTGCTGCTTTAAATATTGCTAATATTGCTGGCAAGAAAGCCGCTTCTAACATTATGAGTACCATTGCTTCTGATGCCCCTACTATGAAGGATGGCAAAGTTACTTATGGCACTAAGTTAGTTACTGACAAAGGTACAGGTGCTGCGACTAAGTTTGGTGACATTCAAGGTTATGTAAAGGGTGGTCGATACACAGGCAGAGGCGACTACAGCCCTGACTTATTGGCTGGGGGTCCAGTATTGGAAACTGTGCGTGACAAGCCACAGAAAGATGACAGTCCTGATCCAGCCCCTCGTCCTAAGATTGAGGATAAGCCAGAGGTTGTGGTTGATGCCGATATGGGTACGTTGACAACCAAGCGGCGTAGAGGCAGTGGGCGTAAAGGTGCTATTGGCACAAGATCCTCGTTAGTCAATCTTAGAAGCCTTGGTAAAAAGTAATGGCACCAAAGACACCAGCATGGACAAGAAAAGAAGGTCAGAACCCCAAAGGTGGTCTCAACGCCAGAGGTCGCGCCTCTTACAAAGGCGGCACACTCAAGGCTCCAGTAAGGTCGGGGGACAACCCACGCAGGGCATCGTTTCTTCAACGGATGGGGAATATGAAAGGGCCGGAGAAGGACGAAAAGGGGAAACCAACTCGTCTACTTCTAAGCCTTAGAGCTTGGGGTGCTAGCAGCAAAGCCGAAGCAAGACGTATTGGTGCTGCTATATCTCGTAGAAACAAGGCTAAGAAAGGAAAAGCGTAATGAAGAAAAAATCATTAATTAAAGCTAGTAACAGCAATAATAGCAATAGTATTCAAGATAAGCTGAAGGCTGGCGCATTGTCTGAAATTCGCAAGAAAGCTGAAAAGGGCGAGGATCTTCAAGGCTTGCCTTACTCAACAATTTTTAAACTTCTTACTGGCAAGACCATTAATAATCAGGGAGCAGAATAATGCCAAATGTAATGGGAAAGAAGTACGCCTACACACCAGCGGGTAAGAAGAAAGCCAAGAAGGCCGCTAAGTCTTTGCTAACCGCAAAACAAAAGACACTGCCAAAGGCAATGCAGAAAAAGATTATTGATTCAAAGATGAAGCAAGCATGAAGTGGCAGTTTACTGACGGCACTCCTTACGAGGGTCCAACGATTCAAATGCCTGACGGACGCACTCTGTCAGGCGCAACCTATATGCCTGACTCACGCCGAGTAATACCTATGGAGGTCAAAGATGGCGGTCAACGAAGCGGGGAACTACACGAAGCCCAAGCTAAGAAAGAGCCTGTTCAACAAAGTAAAGCGCGAGGCAAAGGGCGGCGCAGCGGGTCAGTGGTCAGCAAGAAAAGCACAAAGGCTAGCTCTTCTGTATAAGAAGGCTGGCGGCGGGTATACAAACTAATGGCACTCGCGGATTCACAAAAGTCGCTTAGAGCTTGGACGCGACAAAAGTGGGGAACTAAGTCGGGTAAGCCATCCACTCAGGGCAAAGAAGCTACTGGTGAGCGTTACCTCCCTGCGTCTGCCATAGCTGCCCTGAGTGACGAAGAGTATCGCCGCACTACCAGAGCGAAGCGGGCAGCGATACGAAAAGGTAAGCAATTCGCCAAGCAACCAAAGGATGTTGCTAAAAAGGCAGCAAGTCATAGATGAGTTTCTTACACACTTTGAAGCCAGAAGAACGTGAGGTTCTGAGGCGTGTGGTTAAAAAGGTACACCTTTGTCACCACCCAGAAGAGTTTTGTACCGACCATGAGGCTGATAAAGTCATCGCCTCCATAGGGCCGGAGATAGTTGAACGCATGATTAAGTTTGGTAGGGACCACAAGGTTGACCAACTTTAAGTACAAGCCTGATGGCGATACATTAAAAGCGTTTATGAAAGATGACACATTCTTTCGTGGCATCCGTGGTCCTGTAGGCTCTGGTAAATCTGTTGGTTGTTGTGTTGAAGTGTTCCGTAGAGCATTGCAGCAGAAGCCAAACAAACATGGTATTAGGCGCAGCCGTTGGGCTATCATTCGTAATACAAACCCACAGCTTAGAACAACAACGATAAAGACTTGGCTTGACTGGTTTCCCGAAGATCAGTGGGGCAAGTTTATGTGGTCTGTACCTTATACGCATAACATTAAACAAGCTGACTTAGAGCTTGAAGTTATCTTCCTAGCCCTTGATCGCCCAGAAGATGTAAAGAAGCTGTTGTCGCTAGAGCTTACTGGCATCTGGATCAATGAGGCTAGGGAGGTTCCAAAATCTATTATTGATGCGTGTACTATGCGTGTTGGTCGCTTCCCTTCCATGCGTGAAGGTGGTCCTAGTTGGTCAGGGGTAATCGCTGACACTAACGCCCCAGAAGAAGATCACTGGTGGCCTATCATGTCTGGCGAGGTGCCAATCCCTGACCACATCCCTCAAGAGCAAGCGCGTATGTTGGTCAAGCCTGACAACTGGAACTTCTATGTGCAGCCAGCGGGTATGTTAGAAAAGACCGATGAACAGGGTGGTGTGTTTGATTACGAGATAAATCCTGCTGCTGAAAACTCAAAGAACATGCTTAAAAGCTATTACACCAATCTTGTTCGCGGTAAGACAAAAAGCTGGATTGATGTCTATGTAATGAATAGGCTTGGTACAATCCAAGAAGGAAAGCCTGTCTATCCTATGTTTGTAGCCGACACTCACATAGCCAAAGAAGAAATACCAATTGCTGCTGGTGTTCCACTGTACATTGGTATCGACTTTGGTTTGACTCCTGCTGCTGTGTTTGGTCAGAAGGTTAGGGGCAGATGGCTAATACAGTCAGAGATTGTTGCTATTGATATGGGCATTGTTCGTTTTGCTGAGATGCTGCGCCAAGAGATTGCTACTAGGTTTGATGGCCTTGATGTACATATCTTTGGTGATCCAGCTGGTGACTTCCGCGCACAGACTGATGAAAGCACACCGTTCCAGATACTCAGAGGTGCTGGACTCCGCGCACAACCAACTCATAGCAACTCGGTAGATCTACGCTTAGAAGCTGTATCGTCTAACCTAAACAAGATGGTCGAGGGCAAACCAGCGTTTATGATTGATCGCCGTTGCCCTACGCTTATAAAAGGATTTGAAGGCGGCTATAGTTACAAAAGGTTACAAGTGTCTGGTGAGAGGTTTGATGACAAGCCGGATAAGAATATGTACTCTCACATACATGACGCTTTGCAGTATCTAATGTTAGGTGCTGGTGAGGGCAGACAGTTAATATCGGGGCAGAAGCCTCTTAGAGCCTTTAATGCGAAAGCTGAGTTTGATGTGTTTGCTAGAAAGCAAAAACAGCCAAAGCGTCAAGGATTATGGGCAAGACTTTGATTTGTGCGTTGCGCTATGCAGCAAACTATGTTTAGGAATAACCTTTAGCCAAGGAGGTTAACATGTGTATAGGCGGCGGTTCACGCGCACCTTCTATTGATCCAAGCATCAAAGCTGAGCAAGAAGCTCAGAAGGCAAAGGCTTTGGAAGAAAAAAAGACTGCAAAGCAAGAGGCACTTGAGCAGACTGTATCTGAGATGCGGCGTGGTCGTGGTCGAAGATCTTTGATTTCTAGCTCTGGTGGTGGCATGGGTTACTACAACGAGTATAGTAAATGATTACATACACTGATTCAGACATGGGGGCTATGGGCGGTGACGATAAAGTTGCTGCTATGTATTTGAAAAAATACGATAAAGCCAAATCTCTTAGAGAAAACTTTGTTCCTTTGTTTGAGGAGTGTTATGAATATGCTCTACCTCAGAGGGAGTCATTCTATTATGAAACTATTGGACAGCGCAGAGACGATAAGATCTTTGATGAAACAGCGGTGGTTGGCGTTCAAGAGTTTGCCTCGCGCTTGCAGCAAGGCTTGGTACCGAACTTTGCACGTTGGGCTGATTTTCGTGCGGGATCAGAGATTCCTACCACAGAGCGTGACTCGGTGGATAATGAACTCGATGAGGTAACTGACTATGTTTTTGAGGTAATTCAGAACTCTAACTTTGGTCAGGAAGTACACGAATCCTTTATGGACCTTGCCGTTGGTACTGGCGTTCTGTCTGTTGCTGAAGGGGATGCTATAAATCCTGTAGTGTTTTCAGCCATCCCATTGCCACATGTTGTGTTGGACTCTGGGCCTGATGACAAGATAGATCATGTGTTTCGTGAGCGTCAGGTTAGAAACTCTGACATACCAAACATGTATCCAAAGGCTAAGATTAGCAAGAAGCTACAAGAGCGGATTGATAGACAGCCAGAAGAACGTATTAAGATTCTTGAGGTTGTATGCAAAGATTACTCTATAAAGAATGAAGATGCGTATCTATTCTATGCTATTGAGTGCAACACCAAAGAGATAATCCGTGAGGAGAAGTATCAAGGTGTGGGGTCAAATCCTTTTATTTGTTTTCGTTGGTCGAAGTGCAGCGGCGAAACATACGGACGAGGACCGCTTATCAACGCTTTATCAGCGATCAAAACCACCAATCTCACCATTGAACTTATCCTTGAGAACGCACAGATGGCGATCTCAGGGATCTATCAAATGGAAGATGATGGGGTAGTAAACCCTGATACGATTAACTTGGTTCCGGGAACGGTCATACCAAAGGCTGCGGGTTCTAGGGGGCTTGAGCCTATTCGTGCAGCCGGATCATTTGACGTAGCAAATCTTGTGTTGTCTGATATGAGGCTCAACATCAAGAGGGCTTTGTACAATGATATGCTTGGTAATCCTGACAGAACCCCAGCTTCTGCAACAGAAGTTGCAGAGCGGATGGCAGATCTGTCACGCCGTATTGGTTCTGCTTTCGGACGGCTCCAAGCTGAGTTGGTACAACCTGTTCTACAGCGCGTAGTGTATATTCTAAAGAAACAAGGACGCATCGAACTCCCTACAATTAATGGCAGAGAGGTTAAGGTTCGTTCTGTATCGCCACTTGCACAGGCACAGGCTAACCAAGATATTTCCTCCGTTGCGCGTTGGCTTGAGCTTGTGCAAGGCAGCTTTGGCCCAGAGGTTATGAACCTTCTTATTAACTCAGAAGATACTGCGGCATACCTAGCTAAGAAGTTTGGTGTACCCGACACACTGATCCGCGACCTTGAGGAACGCAGACAAATGATGGCTATGGCACAGCAGATGGCTATGCAGCAGCAGATGTCTCAACCTCAAGGGGAGGAAATGATTGAGCCGCAACAATAACGTCTATCTAGGATTAGATGGATTTCAGCGGGACAAAACAGAGGACTCAAAGATTAGCTTGAATATAGCTAGTCTATTTGCCACCCCTTCTGGGGAAGAGGTATTGAGTTATCTAAGGTCCATTACCATAGAACAAGTTAATGGCGCAGGGGTTTCCGATGCGGAACTGCGTCACATGGAAGGGCAGCGATATATTGTTGGCCTATTAGAATCACGCATCCGTCACGCACATAGGGTTAAAAACGATGAATGAAGAAGCAACAGAAGCAACTGAAGATAGTGGCGTTGTTACCGAAGGTGGTGATCCGTTACTGCAACAAGACGCTGGCAGACCTGAGTGGTTGCCACAGAAGTTTAACTCACCAGAAGATCTGGCTAATGGGTACACAAACCTAGAAACAAAGCTGGGGCAAAAAGAAGAAGAAGTACGCGCCGCTGTTATGAAAGAGATTGAAAGCCAAGCGTTTGAAAATCGCCCAGCAGAAGTAGGTGACTATGAGTTGCCCGAAGGCTTTGATACAGAAATGGCTGATGGGAATGAGTTGCTAACGTGGTGGGCTAATACAGCTTTTGAAAACGGTTATAGTAATGAGGAGTTTCAAGAAGGCATCAACATGTACATGAACGCTCTCAATGCTGATGTGCCTGATTATGATGCTGAACTTGCTAAGCTAGGTGATAATGCGTCTGCAAGAACAGAAGCGGTTAGCTTATTTGCTAATCAGTTTTTTAGTGAAGATCATCTAGGCGCAATCGAGCGTATGTGTGAAACAGCAGATGGTGTGCTTGCTCTTGAGCATATTATGGAAAACTTGCGTCAAGATGGGCCATCTGGAACAAGCATCCCTGCTGCACAGACAAATGAAAATGAGTTGAAGCAAATGATGCTTGACCCAAGATACCATGATCCAGTAAGGAGAGATCCTGTTTTTATCAAGCAAGTTGAAGATGGATTCAAACGTCTTTATGGCTAAAGAGTTTGTGCGAGTTGGTCGGCTCTCGTTAATAAAAAGCCGACCCCATGACGCTGAATTTATAGCAGATGATCTACGACTGCATGATCTGCGTGAGTGCCTTATACACGGGTTGCAACCGTTAGAAGCTCTTACTGAGCCTTTTGCTGTAGATGGCGCACATACATACACATTAATGTTAGATGAAACGCCTATAGGCATGTGTGGCACTGTTCCAATTGAGGACAGTGGTGCAAGAGTATGGCTGCTTGGAACTCACGGAATTACAAATAACTTTCGTCCCTTCTTGCGTGGTTGCACAGAAACTATTGCACTCTTACAGAATGGATATGAATACATAGAAAACTTTGTTCCAGCCGATCATCATGACACAATTATGTGGTTAAGCTGGTGCGGGTTTGTATTTGACGACAATATGTATGAAATGCACGGACACACTATGATGCGTTTTGTGCGTTGCACACCGCAACATAATGATGTTATTGGTGGATTTACACGGCCTGTAATGCACTGAGCGACCCGCAAGGATACTCGCGTTGAAGATGTCAAAGCAGACAACCGCAGAACTGTAACTCAACACCTTTAGAGAAGGACTGTAAAATGGCGAATACAATCGACACCGCCTTTATTAAACAGTTTGAATCAGAGGTTCACATGGCTTATCAGCGCATGGGTTCCAAACTGCGGAACACAGTGCGTACAGTAGGTAATGTGTCCGGATCAGTTGTCCGCTTCCAAAAGATCGGCACTGGCTCTGCTTCAACTAAATCTCGCAACGGCATGGTAACACCAATGGAATTGGCACACACCAATGTCGAGGCAACAATGAGCGACTTCTACGCTGCCGAGTACATCGACAAGCTGGATGAGCTAAAGACCAACATTGATGAGCGTCAAGCTGTAGCTAAATCTGCTGCTGCTGCTCTTGGGCGTAAGACAGATGAACTTCTGATTACTGCTATGGATGCTGGTGCTAACTCAACCCAGATTCACGATACTAGCTCTGCTTTGGAAAAGGCTGACCTTCTGTCTTTGTTTGAGACATTTGGCTCTGCTGACATTCCAGAAGATGGTGGACGTTATCTGGCAATGCACCCGAAAGGTTATGCTGACTTGTTTGGTATTACAGAGTTTGCTTCTAGCGACTTTGTTGGTGAGCAGAATCTTCCTTACGCTGGCGGCATGAGCATGAAAGAGTTTCTTGGATTCAAGATCTTCTCAACTTCAGCAGTAACCGCTGGTAAAAATATCGCGTACCACACATCTTCTGTGGGCCTCGGTATTGGCGCAGATGTTTCAACTGAGTTGAACTATGTTCCAGAGCGTGTTTCTCATCTTGTAACATCCATGATGTCAATGGGTGCGGTTGTTATTGATGACAACGGTATCTATGAAGTCTTGGATAACAACTAATAGGGGGTAAGAAAAATGGCTTACAGTGCAGCAAACCTTACTCGTCTAGCTGGTGCTTCAAACGGCAACCTTTGGTTCTATTCATCTACCGATGCAATCGCTACGGTGAATACCTCTGGCTACTTTAATGACGCAGCGAACATGCTTGCAGTTCGTGATGTTATTCTTGTCGTTGATTCAAACACACCAACAACACACTTTGTTAATGTTCTGTCGAACACTGGCACAGTTGTTGACGTTTCTGATGGCACAGCTATCGTTGAAACAGACGGTGACTAATAGGGAGAGGGGGCTTCGGCCCCCTCACTTCACATGGCAGTAACCAGCACTACAGCAGATTCTCCTGTTGATATATGTTCAAGGGCATTGATTCTTATTGGTGCCGAACCGATTACATCATTTGATGATGGAAGCACAGAGGCTCTTGTCTCTGTGAATATGTATGAGGATTTTGCTAGGGCTGCGTTGGTTAATACACGCTGGCGGTTTGCAACAAACCAAGCAGTTCTAAACCTTTTGAGTGATGCGCCAACAGGCAGATATGATCGTGCATATCAATTAGCTAACGACACTCTTATGGTTCATGCAGTTACAGTTAGTGACTTGCAGATTGATTATCAGATTTATGGCGACATGGTTTATGCAGATACAGCAGAAACAGATGTTGTTATTGCAGATTACACCTACAGGCCAGATGAAGAATATTGGCCTTCATACTTCACAGTTGCGGTTGAGTTTGGGCTAGCCAATGTGTTTGCCACTTCTATTGCTAGAGATGCAAGCCTTGCACAGCTAATGTCAACATCTGCACAACAGGCTATGGCAAAAGCTAGAAGCACTGATTCGCAGCAACAGACAACACGCAAGATTCCAAGTTCGAGGTTTATTACTGAAAGGCGCAGTTAATGGCTCGTATTCGCGTTCCGATTAGCAACTTTCAGTTTGGAGAGATTAGTCCATCTTTGGCCTCAAGGACGGATACGCCTATCTACGCTAACTCAGCTAAGAAGGTTGAGAACTTCTTTCTGCGTAATGAAGGTGGTTTGCTAAAGCGATATGGTACTAGCAAGATCTATGAGTTTGACACCACAGTAAGTGGATCAGTAACTCAACAGATTCGTATTGTTCCGTTTATTTTTTCTGATGATGAGCGATACATTGTTAGCCTAGAAAACGCTAAGATCCGTGTGTTTCAGATCAGCCCGTCTACAGGCGCAGTATCCTTAATACAAACAATCACACAGGATACAAGCTCGGCTGCTTTGCCGTTTAGTCATAGCATTTTGCCAGAGCTAACTTACGCCCAAGCTGGTGATGTTATGTTTATAGCGCATCAAACCTTTATGGTGCGTAAGCTAGTGCGTACTAGCCTGACTACATTTCAAGTAGAGACAACTACTTTTGAAACAAGTGCTGATGGCTACAGAATAAATCAGCCATACTATTCGTTTCAACCAGTGGGCATGACACTAGATCCGTCTGCATCTAGCGGTAATGGTATTACTGTTACCACAAGTGCAGCTTACTTTGATATTACAGGCAGTCAGTCAGGCGGTAATTATCCAGACTCTAAGCATGTTGGGGTCAGGCTGCGGTATCACGATAATGAGATACTGATTACATCTGTGCAATCAACTACTCAAGCTACTGGCAATGTTACCAATTCACTTGCAGTGCGGCTTGCAACTGATGCTATTGAGACTGTTGATGGCAGTGCAGATATTAAGATTACATTCCCGCTGCATGGTTTGGCTGAAGGGGATAGCATTGTAATCAGTGAAGCTGGTGCTGTTGGTGGTATTAACGCCAATCAGATCAATGGTACAGAAGCTGTTGTTGAGGTTATTGATGAGAATGTATTTACAGTAACCTCTGGAGCAACAGCTAACGCATCTGCTGTTGGAGGCGGCTCACCAAAGATTGTAACACACGCACCTACAACACAGTGGGGAGAGCAGTCATATTCGGCCCTCAGAGGCTTCCCAGCGGCTGTTACGTTCCATGAGAATAGATTGTGGTTTGCTGGTACGTTAGGCCAGCCAGACGGCATCTGGGCGAGTAAACCAGCATCTTACTTTGACTTTGGTGTGGGTGATGGTGAGGATGGAGATGGAATCGACCTGACAGCTAGCATTGGTGAGATCAATACTATCCGACATTTAATGTCAAATCGTGATCTACAGATCTTTACCAGCACCTCAGAGATGTACATTCCATCATTTACCGAGAAGCCAATCACGCCAACTAATGCTCAAATTCGGAGACAGACTCCATACGGTAGCAACTTTGTGCGCCCAGAGTCATTTGATGGTGCGACAATCTATGTGCAAAAAACAGGGTCTGTTGTGCGCGAGTACATCTATTCTGATTCTGAAGCTGCGTATGTTGCTACCGCAATCTCAACGCTATCGCCACATTTGATTAGTAATCCTGTGCAAATGTGTATTCTCCGTGGTGCTATTAATCGTCCAGAGTCTTACGCTTTTGTTTTGAATGACACTGGTAAGATTGCAGTATTTACATCTAACAGAGCAGAACAAAGGGCTGGATGGTCTGAGTGGACAACATCAGGTAAGTTTCATTCCGTTTGCACCATTGATGATCGTGTGTTTTGTGTGGGTCAATATGACCTTGGTGCTGGGACTGATAAGTTTATTCTTATGGAGTTCGATGCGAATATGAACATGGACTTCTCAGCTACGTTCTCAGGCAGCAATGGTGTGTTTGATGTATCAAGTCACTTTGCTAATGGTGCAAAGGTTAAGGTTGTAAACGGCACTGACTATTTAGGAGAGTTTACAGTAGCCAGTGGCAATGTTGATGTGTCTGCTGTACAAACCATATCGTCTGCCCAGATTGGGTTTGACTTTAATGTAGAGGCACAGACACTGCCTATTGATGCACAGGTGCAAGGCGGTCCTCTTACTGGTGAGCCACGCGCTGTTAGCAGAGTTGTAGTTGATTTGATTGACACATTGTCATTGTCAGTAAACAACAAGAACCTGATTATACGTCAGGTTACAGATGACTTTAGCGTTGCTAGAACTGCTGTATCTGGCAAAAGAGAGTTTAGGCTGCTGGGTTATAGCAAAGATCCAGTTGTCACCATTACACAAACAGCACCGCTATCTTTGCAAGTAAATGGTATAATCGCGGAGGTATCATTCTAATGAGTGTTTTTGGCATACAATTAGCAATGACTGGTCTTTCTGCTATATCGTCTATTCAGCAAGGTCGTGCAGCAAGAAGGCAAGCTGCTTTTAATCAAGCTCAGTATGAGCAATCTGCAAGGCAAACAGAAATTGAGGCTTTGGAAAGAGCTAATGTTAGATTGCGCCAGTTTGAAACAGCAACCTCTAGCAACATTGCTTTCCAAGCGTTTCTTGGCAGAGATCCATCTGATAGATCTATGAAAGCATTTATGGATAGGCAAAAAGAAATTGCTTACTCAGATGTACAATCAATAGGTTCTCAGGGCATGATGCAAGCATCTCAACAAAGATCTATGGCAGGGATGGAGGCTAGTAAAGGTAGGGCTGCTTTGATGCAAGGGTATCTTGGTGCTGGTTCTGCGATAGCATCTGGATTCTGGCGTTATGAGATGTATAAGACAGATCAATTAAAATTAGGTACAAAGTAATGGCAGTTATTAGGCAGCAAAGACAGAACATATCACGCAGCATTGGTGTTGTTCGCGCTGACACTGGTGAAGTTGCGTCATGGCGCAGCGTAGGTGAACTTGCTGATAATATGATTCAAGACTCTTTTAATGAGTTAAAAAAACAAGCAAAAGAACGTGGCATTGAAACAGCACAAGCTGCATCTGCTGCTGATTTGCGTTCTATTGATCCAGAAACAGGTGAGCCTGTTGCATTTCAACTGCCTAATAACTTTGGTCGCGCTGCTCAAGATGCTTATAAAGAGATAATTGAGCGTAGATATGTAGCTCAAACTGAAGATGATTTTAAACAAAAAGCAGCAGAATTATCTCAAACACACAAATATAAACCAAATGGCTCTGCTTTGTTTGATGCCGACTTTGGTAATTTTGTACAAGAAACATCTAAAAATGCTGCGCCCAGATTTGCAAATATTATCAATCAAGTAGGCAGTTCTTTACAAGCATCTTATAGGTTAAATCTAACAGCAGAAGAAGCTCAAAGAGAGCGTGTATCAGCAGCTAATGCTGTTATTTCTGATGTTGAGCAGTCTGCAAAAACTATGGCGTCTCTTCATTCAAGCCCATCATTTCAAGAAGGCTCTGATTCTTTTCAAAGCGCACAAATTTTACTTGAAGATAGATTAGATCAGATAGATAAAGCACAACTTGCTTTCCCCGATTTAATTACAAAAACAAAAGCAACTGAACTTAAATCAGCTTTAACACAAGCAATCTTTGATGGTACAGCACAAAGAATTATTGCAAAAATAGAATCAGATCCACAAGCTACATCACTACAAGTAAATGATATTCGTAGAGTAGTACAGTCAGGTGGTGCTGGCATTGATGATTTGCCAGATAATATAAGAGAAGATATTAGATCTCTTATTAACAGCCCAGACTTTATTGATAATAAAAAATCTCTTAATACAAGTTTAACAAATTATCAAACTCAACTTGGTAATGCTGAAACTCAAGCAAGACTGAATGAATCAGATGCAGATAAAGCAGCTAGAGAGCAAGAAGCCATTGATGCTGAAAACGCAAGGCTTGGAATTGATAGGATTACAAAGACAGCTAATGATAAAATATTAGATGCAATTACAAATAATGATCTGCCTCAATCAATATTTATTTTAAGAAATCTTGAAAAAGATTTAGCAGGAAAAGCTACAACAATAGGAAGTAGTGATGGAACAAATCGAGCTTTTACAAGAGCTAGGCATTTGTTTCAAGATCGGATTTCTGACCAAATAAATAATAAAACAGATTATAAAGAAGCGGCTCTTGTTGAGCGTTATATAAATCAAGAAGGCAAACTTGATGTTGACTTGCCTGATGATATAAAAAATTTAGCAGATACTATAATATCAACCGCCGATTACAGCAGAGATAGACTTAACATAACAAGACTTTTCAATTCTGTGACAGCAGAAAAGAAAGCTATTCTTGATGCTAATACACTATCTGAAAGTGATGCAAAAAATTTAACAGAAGTCAGTACAGGTACTGCAAACCCAGCTTCCGCCAAAAGCCAAGAGACTATGGAAAAAGCTATTACAGGTAGCGATAGAGATCCAAATTTCTTTTTTCAAAATGGTTTCAATGAAAGATTCAATTGGGGACAAACATCTGCTTCAAGAAGAGTGCTGCCTAAAAGTCTTGTTTCTGCAATGAATAATATGATTGATGCAAACCCTTATAATGATCGTGAAACTCAAATGCTTGCTGAGTATTATGCTCAGTTTGCAGATGTAAGACTTCCTAATTCTACGGAAAGTATTAATCTTTTTGATCTGGCTGGAATGAATGGGGAGCAAATTGGGTTAATTGAAGGTGCTTTATATGCTGCTTCTTTTGAGCCAGATGGTATAGCTAGTTTTAAAAGGGTTCTTGATGAATTGCGTGAAGCACGAAATGACCCACAAAAGTTTGCTAAACAAATTAAATCAACTCTTAAAGATCAAAGCATAGAACAATTTGCTGATGAAATTACTTTAGTTGATAATGCTGGATTATTTACAGGAGACACCGCTAATCCAAATGCTTCATTTGAAATGATGCCATTTATTGAATATCAAATTGCAAGTGGTAAACCTATTGACCAAATTAAATCCGATACAAGAAGATATTTTGAACAACATTATCATAAACTACAAGGGATCGTTATTGATCCAGCATTTCAAGTATCTGATAGATCTCGTCAAGCATTGTCAGGAAGGTTTGGAGATAAGGTTCCTGATGTAGTTGGTTTGCTTAACAATCAACTAAGAAATGTTTATGGCGTTTCAGATGCTGTGTTTGAGCTTGATTATGGCAGAGGTGAAACAGATGACCCAACTTTAAGTATAAAAGGTGGGTTGGCAATGTCTCAATCTATTGAAGAAGAAATGGCTGCTGGGGAAGAAACGCCGCTAGGTGTTGATCGTGTTTTAGCAAAGAAAAGACTACGCCTTATGCCACTTCCTTTTTCTGGAACAACATCAGAAGATCTAAGATATATGGTTATTGAAATTGATGATGAAGGTAAGCCATCACCATTTATAGCCCTTCAAGATGGGGATGAGCCTACATTTATTTACTTTAGCTTAAATCAGTTAAGTGAGGAATTGGCTAATGCTGCCGACCTTTGATCCTTTCTCACATAATAGTGTTTTATATCGTGGCGCACAAACTCAACTAGAGCAAGATGATCCGTCATTCTTTGATGTTGTTGGCGCATCTATGGGTTACACATATGATCCGATTATTGAAACGATTAGTAATGCTATCGAGTTTCGTGGTCAGGAAGATGTTAATTACAGACCGCTAGATGATATTCAGGGGTATGAGTTTTATCGTGATGAC